CCGTTATTGATGATGTCAGCACCTTTGACTTCCTTGGTGTGCTGGAGAGAACGGGCAAGGGCCCTTGCATACTTGTTGCCAAGACTTCCGTACAAGCCATCTTCTTCAGCTTCCTCGGTGATTGCAAATGCCAACGCAATCGTCTCATGCGTGTACCTGGCGACGTAACTCTCTGCCCCCTGGTCGTATGCCACGCCTTCGCCTTCGGGTTTCACTGGCGCACCAGCGAATCCTGCGAGCAGAACGTCTTCCTCGAATGCTTTCATCGATCGCTCGATGTCGAAGATGTCGCGCCACTCCTCTGGATACCGCTTGTACTCCATACCGAAGACAGCGTTCAACCCTTCCTGTAGTTGTTTGCGAAAGTCGCTTCGATTCATAGCCATGATTAGACTCCCGCTGCTGCTAGTTGGCCGTAACTATGGTTGTTAATAAGAACGCGAGCTTTCGCGAACTCACCATAGTCATTCTCAGGTATTCGAGAGAGACCAAGGATACGCAACTGTCTCGCTGATGGATTCAGTGTCGTCTGGTCAAGCTCGTAAGCCGATCGGCCTGTAAATGCGTTCCCCGTTCCAGCAACGAAGTTGGCTAACTGACCAACATCCGCTTCTACTAAGCCAGCCGCACCGCTGACTTGTATGATGAACTCACTCCTTGGGTCATCATAAACGAGGGCTTCTGGATTGTCTTCGCCACGTTGTAATCCAGTTCCAACGGTTCCGCTGAGCCAGTTAGGCTCGAAGATAACATCCCCTCTGGCATCGGTGAAACGAACACCGGCAAAGATACCTACGATCAGGTTTGCATTGCCAGCACTTGAGAGAATAATTCGCCGGCCTGTGCCGGTGAGAACTACTGGATCACCGGAAAAAATATCTTCCGCTAATCCATTCTCAATCTCGTAACTACCGAGTCTTTGGGGCGTACCTCCTGCTCCGTGGCGAGTGGCTGTAAAGCCAAACGGTCGATCCACGTTTGTCATTCGGATACCTCCGGTTAATCATCATCTGCAACCTCTACTCGTCGTTGAGGTGCAGCCGTAACGGACGAGTGCCTGGTAGCCTGGATCGGGCCGAAGCCTGAAACATCCTGCCTGGACACTCCCTTTAGTTGCCGCTCGATGGCACGATTCTGACGCTGCTGCTTTTCGCGGAAATGTTTCTGCCGCTGCTTGTGCATATGAATCGGCATCTCGCATAGGATCAAGTCCTCTACACCGATGACTTCACCGTACTGGTCGAGAGTGGTAGTCGGTAGTGAACGATCTGACAGGCTCGATGCCTTAACAGGTCTCCACCCTTCTCGAATAGCATTCCTCAGTCGGGCTGTATCGCGAACGGTTCCCAGACGTATCCGAATGAAACGATTCACGTAACCATCCCTGGCAGGTGGCGCATCCAGATCTGAATGCCTTCGCCACTCCGTTTGTTCATTGTCCGTTTCCGTGTCGTACAGGTCGTCCATTTCCCGGTCCATGTTTTCCGTTTCATGGACTTTGCCTTCTCCGTGGACCAACTGCTCAGGCGCATTCTTCTCTTTGCCTGACACTTTTGTTCCTGATGCTGAATCAACTCGACGCTGCTCAGCTTTCTTTCGTGCTTGACTTTTCGCCGTACTAACCATCGCTCAGTCTCCTACGGATTATTATCCAGGTATGCCTCAACGTGTTCAGGATTCTCAGGGTCCATTCCAAACACTTCCATGTTCTTGACCCTGGCTGCGCTTAGCGTCTTGCCGCGCTTCTTCCTGAGCTTCTTTCTCGCTAGTGAGACACCACCTCGATCACCTTCCGAAACTGGACTCCTTCGCCGCCTGCGTTTCTTCTTCGCTGACCTGCGACCTTTGTCCGGAACATCCTCGAAGTCGTCTTCTTCCTCGAACTCATCGTCGAGATCAAGATCCTCGTCATCGACTGTTTGCACAATGACACCTGGATACTTTTTCTCAACTACACGTTCTAACTGCTCGTAGAAGTCATCGTCGGTGGGCTTGTAACCTTTTTTCTGCAAAGCGATATCCGCTGTGCGAACGAACTCTCGAACGTGTCCGAGTTCGCTATCGTCCCACCAATCCTGCTCTTTGACCCACTCCGCAGCCCTGGGGATGATCTTCGGACTTTTTTCATCGTCCTCAACATCATCGGGCTCATCCCTTTGCTGTTCCAAGTCGCGCTTTTTATCGCGCATATCTGCGGTCAGCTCAGACATCTCCCTGGTAAGCGTGGCAACTTTCTTGCTGTCGCCATCTTCCATAGCAGTAACTATCTGAGCTTCGAGATCTTCGAGCTTCCCACCGAACTCATCTTCGAGTTGTTCGGCCTTCCCGGTTTTCTCAAGCTCCGCGATTCGCTTGGTTAGCTTTGATATTTCCTCGCCGGCTTCCTCTTTGGCGGAAACGATCGCTCTGTTTGCATCACGCTTGACCTTCATGAGACGCTTTCGCATCGCATTGGTCATCTTTGCTGGATTGTACTCTCCATCGTCATCCAGCTCGTCTTCCATTTCAGCATCTTCGTCATCCTTGTCATCCAACTCCAATTTGTCATCCCTGGCTTTTTTGTCATCATGACGCTCGTCGTCGGTTAAATCCTCATCTTCGAGTCCAAGCTGATCAAGTACGTTGTCCGGTATGGGATCTTCATTCCGTCGCAGATCCTCAAAGTCGTACTCAATCTTGTCCCGTTGCGTTTCAGCCATCCTCGCTCTCCTGGTCGCAACGACTCAGTGTGTCGCTGATTCTACTCCTCGCAATTCTCCAGTCAAAGAGACATGCAATCGAATGCTTCAGGCTGGTTTGTCACGCAGATGATCTGCGTATCAGTAAGGATCACCCAAAGGGTGCCATCTACCGTCCTGAATTTCTCACCGTCATGCTTACCAAACTGCACCCAGTCTCCGATATCGCAGCCAAGTGCTTGAGTCAGATCAAGTTGTGATCTGGTCACTGCCTGGTGACACAACGGGCCCATGGCTCTCACCATGCCAACATACGTGCTGAACTCCCTTTGATCTCGATACTCCTCTGGTGTCACGATTCCACCTGGCGTCGTTTCCGGTGGCTCCGGGATCTGCACCGCAATGCGCCACAGATCGATCTTACCTGGGTATTCTTTGGGCTCGAACGTATCCAGAACTGTTCCTGGTTGCGCTTCCGCCCATTCCGATTTCTCCGTTTCAGAGTTCATCCAATTCTTCCTCCGACTCCACTTGCTGCAAATACTCTTTGGTGAGATCCATCATCCATCGCAGCTCCTGGTTCTTTCCAACCAGGCGCTGATACTGTTCAACAGCTCCACCTTTATCCATGGTGGCGTGATTCTCAGCCAATCGTTCCTTGCAGCGACTCAGGAGTAGTTCTGCTATCCGAAGTGCAGACATACTCTCCTCCTAAAAGTCCGATGCACCTCCGTCGCCGGTACTTTGGTTCTTGCCCATCGTCCCTTTGGCGCGCATCTTCGACTTGCCCATGCCCATCGTGTTCTTCGCCAGGTAACCTTTCGGCTTTTCTAACGAAGTCTTTTTCTGCATGTGTCGCTGACCGGCTGGTTTAGTTTTCATGCCTTCCTTGTGCATTAGTAACTTCCTTTGTTGCTCGAACTTTCCTTACCAGTTCCAGTCTTCTGATGCTTACCCATCGCACCGGAAACATGATGTTGGCCGCCACCAGAAACCGTTGACACTTTCTTTGCGGATCTGCTTGCGGTTTTATCTGCACTCGGCTTTGGATACAAAAGATAGTCCATGACTGTCTCCTCAACCTGCGTCGAACATTAGGGCACGACGCTTACCCTTTTTCTGCTTCAGCCGCAATGATCTCCATACGGAAGCGCGACTGTGCTTGGCCGCCAGAGTATAACCTGGAGATCATCCGTAGCAACTCACGAAATCCCATGTTCAGCTCCTTCGCTGAATTAGCAAACTTCCGTGGAGGAATGTCAGCAGATCGAATATCCCTGGTTTGTAGGAATGCCCTCGCCGCTCGAACCTCTTTAGGACTTGCTAGTGCCACGTTTCTTCTTCCGTTTCTTTCCGGCCTTGCTGGTTGGTGCGCTCACTGGCCCCCTACCAAAGGTGGCTTGAGCGCGAGCTTTCTTGTCCAGGCGGCGAACTTCGGCTCTTGATTCCTTGTCCTTACGTTTCTCCTCAGCCTGGGATTCCTTGTCCTTGCGCTTCTGATCCGACTCGGACTCCTCCTCCTTGCGATCGATGCCGGCTGCGCTCTCTGCTCTGCCACGCTCGATCTTGCCGATCGTCTCCAGGTCGCGCTCGTCTTCCTCGCGTTGACGCTCGTCCTGCTCTGCCTGTTCTTCAGGTGTCGGAGCTGGAGGTGGCGGAGGCCGCAGCTTCTTGGCAACAGCTTGACTGATGAGTTTTTCTAACTCAGGCGGAAGATCCTCGTTATCTGCCGGATCGTCCAGGTTGATGTACGGTAATTGTGTTCCCAGCTCAGCCTCGACCTGGGCCCGATACACGTAGGCTTTGTGTTCCATGACATGCGCCTGGACCACTCCCTCCATCTGCGCTACCAGGTCAGGATTCTCTGCGGCCTGCTGCTCTGCAAAATTCATGTGGACTTGAATATGCGATTCGTGATCCTGGAGTGGGAAGACAGTCGCAGCAGATCCAACCATGAAGCCCATGTTCTCGCTCACCGGATCGAGTGCAGCGTCACTGTCCTCCGGCAGTATCTGATCGACATCAGGAATGCGTAACGATTCGAGCATGCGCCTGTGCGCGATCTTGCGCTGCTTCTTCGGATACAACTCAGGATCAGCCGTGATCAGTTCCAGGATTGCCTGGTTCTGTGCAATGCGTTGCGTCGTTGACCAGATGTTCGGATCGGATACCGGGATGATGTCAACGCGACCATCGAAGTCGGACTTGAGAATGGTGCGTTCCTCACCCTGCACTTCGTATGGATACTCGTCCACTTCCATGAACTCGAAGTTCAGCGTGGCCATCATCTTGAACTCTTGCCTGGCTGCCATGTGCATGCGCTTGTGAATGCCGCTGAAGACTTTCGATCCTTGCTCGATCAGCGCCAGTGTCGTTCCGACAGGTCCAGTGTTCGAGGCTTCGCCAACCATATTCTCAGTGGTAGTGGCAAATCGTCGTCCTTCATCGACGAGCGTCTGTACCAGGTTAGCCAGTGCAGTCGATGGCTCCTTGACCGGCAGGTTGAAGAATGCCTTCTCCAGCTCGTCGGCTGACATATCGACATCGATCCATTCTCCAGGTGTAAAACGTATCTCCCCAGCAATCTTGGCTTCTTTGCTCTTGAAGCCACCCTGTAAGTTTGCCACTGCTGCACTGTCGAGCAGGGCACGGATGCCACCACTGACAGCTTTTGCTAGTGAGCCAATTATGTGTAGCAGGCCAAAGCCATAGAAACCAAGGCCAGGGAGATACTTGTAATGAGTGAACCAGATTCGCTTCTTCATCAGCTCGTCGTCGTGTACCCAGTTGCGACGAACTGCCATCACCTCACGAGACTCTGACTCAACGGTGACGATGTACGGTGGCGCTATTTCTAAATCTTCATCCCAGGGCATGCGGTAATCGATGTGGTACTCAAGCATCGTGTAGATCGTGTCGTCATAGTGCTGCTGTGGCGACCGATCGTCCGCAACATCCTCCATATCGTACCTGGAGAAGCTGGTGTTCTTGTCAACCAGGATCTGTGGAGTCGGCAATAACCTGGCGTCTTCGATGAATGATCCCGCTTCCTGGGCCCTGAAAACATCGTTCTCTGGCATCTCGTATCTGTGACAGTACCGTGGAGCATTCGCAAGCGATCTCGCGTTATACGGGACGACGAAATCCTCAGCGGTAACGAACCGAGATGTAGTCATGCCTGTGATGGGATCGATGTAGACCTTCTTGAACGCAGATCCTGAAAGGGGGAGATAAAACAGCATCTGGTCAGTGGACCAGTAGTATTCGTCGTCGGCTTCCGTGAGCTGATAGTTCATGTAATCCGAAAGACGTTCACCCTGCGCCACTTTTTCTTCGGTCGCTTCACCCATGATGTAGGCTTTGACTGGCCCAGCAGGCGGGAAAAATTCCTCAATCGCTCGCGCCTGGAACTGCGTTACGGCTTCAGCGATGAGTGGATGCTGCACGGTGGCCGCACCCTTGAACGGTACATCTGATGCTGGCTCGTCGGTCAGGCCCATCAGCCTGAGACCATCGGCCAGTCGATCGAAGTGTTCCTCGCGAACCTGCTCATCGATCTCGTAGTATTCGATCAGCTCGTCCGCGATTGTGATTCGTTCCTGGGGAGACAGCTCCTCTGCCAGGTTGTCGTTCCAACCTTCAGGTGTCTCTGCATCGTGATCGATGTCAGCGTACTCAGCGATCTCGCCCTTCGGAAGAACCGAGATGGTGCCATCGTCATTGTGCGTAATGATGTTTCTATCGGTGACCTGTTCGGTCTCCGTGAAGGTCGGCATCGGCTTCATGGTCGATAAAAGATCTGCTCTGACTGCCATGAATTATTCCTCTGGAGTTTCTGGTTTTGCCTTTCGCTTTCGCGGTTTTATTGGCTGCTGTTTATCAGCATTCAACTTTTCACGAAGGCTCGATACCGTGTCGGATACCGAACCGAGATACGCTGTCTTGTCAATCGATTCTAAAGCTGTTCGCATTTCTACTTCCGTGAGTATCAATGCGTATGTATTCTCCTTCGCCATGCTCCTCTCTCCTATTAAGCAGTAATCAATCCCAGTGCAACCAAGGCTGCGTGAACTCCACTAGCGGTCACTGCTACTCCAGTCTGTAGAATAATCGGTGTCGTTACATAGAAGCCGACTGCTCGTGCGGCTCCTATGTTTCTCGCCCGAATACAACCGAGACCTCCGGCAATCATCGTCAAACCGTTAATCGTATCTCTCGACAAGCCAGTGTCCGGATCTGCCTGGTTCGGTATGACTGTCGGGACTGACGCACTTGCGCTCGTATTTAGCAATACAGGACCAGCACCTCCGCCACCTGCTGCTTGCAAGTTTCCACGGAAGGTGTTGGTGATCACCCCGGCTGCTTCTGCAAAGGTGAATGCCGCAACACCACCGGCAATTAACTCCCCTTGATCTGCGGAACGCCAGCCTACACCTGTATTAAGGTCAGTTCTATTTGGAATCAGGTTAGGTGTAACCGAACTTGCGCCGACATTTCGCAGTACGGGACCGGCAGCAGTCTCTCCATGGAGGCCCGTTCCAGCATCAATTCTATACTGAACACTTCCGCCGATACTGACGATAATCTCGCCAGCATCTCCACCACCTGCTCCCGCACCACTTTGAATTACGACATCGCCGCCATTACCATCGGTTGCGTTTGAAGCGCCACCGACAACTTCTGCATTGCCTCCATCACCAGTTGCACCTGATCCTGAGCCACCACCGAGCAGATTGGCTTGTCCACCGTTGCCAGTGCCGATACCAAGACCACCATCAACGCGAGCTAACCCACCACCGAAGTTTGTGCCGAATCCGGCCCCACCTGCGACTATCGCAGCACCACCTGTTCCACCAGTAGTTGCGACTCCGCCTATAACCCTTGCGTCACCAGGCTGAGTGTCACTCTCGCCGCCGATGATCGCCGCATCACCACCTTCGCCTGCTCCGCCGCCTTGGCCTCCGCCCCACATGATGGCATCGCCGCCGATTGATCCGCCGCCAGCACCACTAGCATATCCGCCCCAAAGTTCTAAGTTTCCTGCTGGCCCTGAACCAGAGCGTCCGATACCGTATATCGATACGAGACCGGGAATAGGGACTTGCAATCCGGCAGCAGCATTGAGACCAGTTAGAGTATTGACAAATAAGTTTCCGCTCGTGCCGGGACCAGCGGCTCCGCCTGAGCCAACTTCCACGAGGATGTCGCCACCAGCACCCTGGAAGAAACCATCACCTGACTTGATGCTTACGATGCCACCGTCACCAGTCGTTGCGACTGATGAACCTGCCAGGATATTTACATCGCCGCCATCACCTGTTGCGGCGACACCTGAATCACCTGCGGACAGGCCCAGGTCGCCACCGTTAGCAGCAGGGTCAGTCCCGGCCCGAAGAAAAGCATCGCTAAGAGCTGAGATTCTGGCTAGTTCAACGCCACCAGCAACGAGACCGAGTGTGTTGACTGCTGGCCTGTAAAGGCCGGTATCTTCATCGCCCAGGAAAGCAAGTTCAGGCGCACCTACAACACCGAACGCTTGGAGAATGAGTGGAGAATCTGGTACTCCACCACCACCACCAGCGGAATCGCTGGTGAGTCCTTCGAGACCTAAGCCGCTAACGCCCATAGTCATACCCTCAGCTTCGTTGGCGGCGAAGTTGGTGAGATTCTATATGCTCCCTATCGCGCTGTCACTTCTTCCTGTTGAACCTGCGTGACTGCTTTGCGATCTTGCGATGCTTGCGTCGTTTCTGTTTGTTTTTCTCAAGCCAGGCGGCATTGGTGACGCCACCTGACCTGGTTTGATTCCTCGCCTTGTTACTGCCCTGATGGGCCATCAACAAGTGATCGGATCTTTATCGAACTCACCTGACTGTGGTAATCCGCAGTCGCTACGTGGTGGCCCGGTGCCAGGCTTGCAGTAGAACGTCACCTCGTTCGGTGGCTCACCGCAGATATAGGCATCAGCTTTTTGTTTCGCGCAGGCTTGCAGTGTCGTAGCCAGGAGCATCACCGAGAACATGGCGATGATCGTCGGCGTCGATCTGCCCAGCTTACCCTTGATCCAGTTCCAGGCTTTGCCAATCACTCCGCAAATACTGGGTAACTTACAGGACAGGATCATGCCAATCAGAATACCGATAAGAATCCAGACAATGAACATAGTCTCCTCCTTGGGCAGCGATCGAAGTGTACCTCAGTCAGGATCGTGATACTTCCCGAAGTAGCGGTAATTGACGAAGCTATTGAACCACCTGGTTAGCCACAGGACATGATGTCGCTCCATCTGTGACCAGCTCGCCCATATGTCCTGGCCATCTTCAGCCTCTCCTTCGAGTAACGCATCAGTGCTGATCACGATAACGTGCTTAATCTCTCCGCGCTCAGCGGCTGACAAGCAATCTCGAAGCGTTCGCACTGCATCGAACTTACCGACATTCAACTCGACCACATTCTTAACGCTATGCACCATAGAATTTCCTTGGTTGTGCGAACAGTTTCATCTCGTCATCCTTCTCGTCGTCGTCGAGCGCCATCAAGCCCATGCGACGAATGTAAGCCAGCAGCATCACAATGCAGTCCACCATGTCGTCATGCTCACCGACTGGGAATGTCGCGCACTGGTTGATGACATCGTAAGCCCAGTTCCTGGGGATGTACCACAGCCGGCCTTCCTTGAGGATCTGCGCGACCATGTGAGCCCTGAACACTTTGTCGTTGGTGCCTGGATTCACTGCCCAGGTAGAGACGCCAGCCTTCCGCAGCTCCTGGCGTAATGAATGTCCACTCGCTTTCTTCTCGATCAGTGTTCGATCAGGAGCCCAGTCAACATTGTGTTCGATCGCCTCCTGCTTGAGATCCGGGAACTCCAGGCGCTCGTTCATTCGCTCCAGCATCAGCGCATGAACCTTGGTATCGATCTCGCGACCACTCTCTGAATACTCGAACAGGCCGGCAGTTACCCTGGCAGAGAAATCGTTCTCCTCGTCAGTCTCGAATGCCGTGTCATAGAAAGAGATGATCTCGATGAAGTCTGGATTCGGCATGGGCTTGCCGGCTTCCGGATGATCTTCTGGATAGCACCACTGACGCCACCACTTCTTCTTCAGGATCAGGCCGCCGCCTGATGTTGGGTCCTGGTTGAATTGAGCCGAATAGTCCCTGGTAGACATGGCCTTCGACTCGGCCTTCCTCTCCTCGTTACCGAAGCGTTGCGGATTCAGCAGCTCGCCTTTCTTCTCCCTGGGGTCCTCGAAGACCGCGCCTTTGTGCGTCTTGTGTCCTCTGCCGTTGTTGAAGAACGTCACGCAATGCCTGGATGGATCGTATTCCATCGGCAGCATCAGCACTTCCCATCGCTCGTCTTCGCTGCTCAGGATGTGACCGAACAGATCGGCATCGTGCGACCGCTGTCCGATCAGCACCTTCTGGCCTGTGGTTGGATCGTTAAGGCGTGACCGCAGGGAGTTGTCCCAGGTGGATAGGGTGTTGTACCGGATCGTGTCCGAGTACACATCCTTCATGTTGTGCGGATCATCAAGGACGATCTTATCGCCACCTTCGCCGGTCGCCTTACCCAGGATCGAGCCAGAGATGCGATGGCCGCCATGATTGTTGACGTAGCGATTCTTCCTGTTGTCCGCTGGATCGAGATAGAACGTCTTCGCGAACCGTTCACGGAACCAGGCTGACTCGATCAGCCGGCGTGACTTCACTGCATCACGTAACGCCAGTTCCTGAGCATAGGACGCGAACAAGAACTGCACCTTGGGATCTAGCAACCACTCCCAGAC